GTGCCGAATACGGTGCTAAATGGCTGGATCGGCTCGCGCTCCATTATTCTTCTACCTGTGCAGCAGCGTAAGCAGCCTGTGCATCAGCATCGAAAACAGCCTGAATGATTGCCATCACGTCTGCGTCCTGCTCTGCAAGGAAGTCATCACCAGGCGTGACCACACGGCGATGGAAGTTGCGTGATAACTCAACGCCATCCTCTGCAATGATGGTGGCTGTGCGAACCTGAATGACGGGATAACCCGCAGCCAGTTGCAAGACCTCGATCTTGTCGTTCTTTGTTGTTTTAGTAATAGCCATTTTTATCTCCTTGGCTGGACTGTCCACGGACGAACCGCATTAAACGTCTGTTGCACCTGCGAAATCAGGAAGGGTTTTGAGGTGTTCGTATGCCTGTTTGATGAAGTTATCAGAACTATCTGAAACAGATGGAACAAACGAAATTCTTGTAGTATCAACAATTTCATCGTTGATTGTAAAAGCTACGAGAATTTGAACTTTATGCTTGTTTCCATAAACTTCATCTACTTTGATATAGCAATTTGGGAGGATTACATCTGACCCAAGTGCTGTTCTTGTTACATTCTTTAAGAGAGCCATGATTTACCTCATTCAGCTTTGATTAAGTTTACTGCGATAAGACCACAGTCATTACCAAGAGTGTCAGAAGCATTACCTCCATCACGTCTTACCCTTACAGTGAAAAGCCTGTTTTCTGAAACACTGATACTTGACGTTGAAACCGTATCTATAGAAAGAACATTTTGAGCTGGTGCTGTAATAGTTTTTGTCTGGGACACAACACCAGAGCCAATAGTCTCACCGTCATTTCTATTGTTTGCAAACAAATCAAAAACAACGTCACCTGATCCAGCACCTAAATTTGTCCACCTGATTTGAATATCTGCTTTTTTCCATCCTTTAGGTATAGTAAAAGAAAAACCAACATCTTCAGATGATGCACTGTCTAAAGCCCAGCATGTTGCTTCACTTGCATTTGTCAAAACAGGACTTCCAGTAACAGCAGAGCCAGCACCAGCCGCAGCAGTTATATTTTCGGGTAATCCATAAAGGCCTGACGTAACAAAAGCACCCCTTGTGTTGATTCCATTATCAATCAATCCATCATTTGCTTCTGCAAAATTAAATACTGTATCAGAAACGCCAGACCTAATCTCCATGCCATTTCCGTTTTGCTCAGTGTAAGCAAAAACTGTTGTTTTATCTGCTCCAATAAAAATACCAGTTTGGAATGTTTCTATATCCATGTGGCCAATAACATTGGTAGCAGAATAAACATTCAAGCCATTTCCAACTTCAATACCGATCCCGCCAGATGATGTGCCTGCTCCTTTTAGACGACCACCAACAATGTAATTTCTTGTGCAAAATTCATCAAAGGTGGGGCCATAAAACTTAAAGCCATGAAGAACATTTAATGCTTGAGGGGCAAAAAATGAATTATCAAACACTGCATTGTTTACGGCATGACACCTAATAAATGTCCCATTAGGAATATTATTGCCCCTTGCGCCATAAAAAACACAGCCACTTGCGCCATCTAATTCAATGCCATTTGAAACAGTGGACTGGTTATTTCCATCTACAAAAACATCATACATAGCACGGTCAAAACGCATGGCACTGCGACCAAGCAAAAGCATAGAACCAGTTGTAAATCCAGACAGAGCAAATAGCTTTGCACAACCACGTTCCATTTTAATGCCAATGCTGTCAGCATCAATTTGGATTGTGCTTGAAATGCCGTAAGCACCTCTTGGAAAATACAAAGTTCCTCCGCCTTTGTTTGCAAGAAATGTTATCGCACTTTGAATAGACGTTGTATCATCTACTGTTCCATTTCCAACAGCGCCAAAGTCTTTGACATTGACAAAGGCTCCTTCGAGCATCCGATTGTGTGTTTTAGTCAAAGCCATAGCCTGTTCCTCATACCAAGTATGTGCCAGAAGCACGAATTAAGTTTGCATCTGAACCAGTATTTACATCTGCAACAGCAGTGTTGGACAAAGCGCCATCTGCGGCTGTCCTGTAAACAAAATTACCTGCGTTTGTTCCAGAAATTATCAAGATTGCAGAGGGTTGCTCACCAGACCAGCTTGCAGAAGAAGAAATTGACAGTGTGGCCAAACCACCGTTTCCTGTCTTTGCTGTAAAAGGCAAGCCGCCAAGCCTTACCGAGCCAGAAGCAGAACCAACAGTTACAGCATCTGTTCTAAAGGTAAATTGAACATGAACTAAATTACCCACTTTTGTATACGATCCAGATGTTATGCCATCATATGTTACACTGGTAAAATCAGTTCCATCAGTGGTCAGCGTTGGCGTCCACGTCCCCTCTTCATAGTCATCGAACAGTTCACTTGTGCCAGTGCCAGAGGTGGCAGAGAAGTCGATGCCAGAGCCACTGCCAACATAAACATTTTCAGTTAAATATAATTCTTTGAACCTATTTCCAGATTGCCCTAGGCTCATTTCCCCATTTGTGCCTCCACTGCTTCCGTTTGTCGGAATTACCAATGAAGTGTTATTAAACCACAACCCGCAAGCAGTAGACTGAACTATTAAGGCACTAGCTGAAGTTGCAATTGACCCAACCTCAACTTCATTTTTTTGTAAGGTAACAATGTCACCGTTACCTGAACGAGAAACCTCAAGTCCGCCATTCAGATTAGACAGGCCAGTAACGTCTAGGTCTCCATCTAATTTTAGATCGGAATTAACGTCTATATCACCATCAAAAGTTAATGCACCTTCAATGGTTACATCGTTAAATGTTGGGTTTCTTCCGAAGATACCACCCTGCTGTTTAATAGTCATTTTGACCTCTTATGTCTGTGAGATGGGGAAGTTAATGGTTCCATCCATTTGGGCATTAGTTCCAAAAGAAAGAGTTGTGTCGTTCATAGGGCCAGTTGTATTGAGATAAATATAGGCTTCGTTACTTCCCCCATACACACGCCAAGAGCCTGTGTACCATGTTCCAGTTGAGGATTTAACAAGCATTGACCCTGTTGCTGTTATACGGGACTTAAATGGTAGGGTTATCGACCAAGTACCAGTTGGAATAGTGGCAGTAGAACCACGAATAAAAGAAAAGCTAAACGTACAGCTTCGGCCATTTCTTTGAAAGTTAGAATTTACAGTAGAGTTTCCAAATGTGCCATCAGTTGTGGAACCCTTCCACGTTGTCGTATAGGAGCCTAATTCAGTAAACAGTTCATTAGTTGTTCCAACAGAACCTAAAGTTATATTGTCTTGAATATCTGCAATAGCTCCATTCACAATATTTATATTACTGGAATCATACTGAGAACCTGAAACAGTAGAATCAATTATTAGATTATACCCAGTAGCCCAGCCGAATGTATTCCCTGTAATAATATGATCTGAACCCAGTACAGTTATACTAGACGCATTGTTGCTAAACCTGTTATTTGACAAGGTTATCTTTGAGCAATTTGCATCAAACTCACAAATAGTCCCAAAAGAATTAGAGAGTACTGCACGGTTCATACCACTAAAATCAACAAGAGAACCTCCTCCTGAAATACGTTCAAATGTTCTTACTGTTGGTCGAGTTGAATCGTCCGTCCCTAAACTAGAGATAGCATAAACTGTGGCAGGGTTTGAAGTTAGAAGAAAGCAGTCTACAACAGATAAATATGTTGCTGATAAATCGTTGCTTCCAACCGCAGCAGGAATATAAATGCAGCTTCCAGCTGTGTCGTTTACTCTGCAATTTCTGATCGTAACATTGTATCCTCGTGGAACAATACCTGCTCCTGTGTAGGTTGCCCCATTCCCCTCAATCCCAAAAGATTCGAGAATTGCACCATTACTGTCACACAGCATTGCATTACCATTAAACTGTTTTGAGATTACAGAGTTGTATGAACCACTACCAATCAGACCAGTACAATTAGACCCAAAAACTAATTGACTTGTTATCTTATAATTACCTTGGGGTAAGAATACAAAACCACTTTGATTTAAAGCAGCCTGAATAGCCCCAGTGTCATCCGTCACGCCATCACCGACAGCACCGAAGTCTTTGACCGACACAAACTCTTGCAGCTTGGCTTTGACAGTCGTGTTTACTGCGCCAACAGAACCCTCGTTGTATGAAATCTGGCTTGCTGATGCGCCACCGATCAGTGGGCTTTCCTGAGAAACAATCTCGATCCCTGCGTTCAGGGGAGGCGCTTCAGAGAAAGTAATGTTGCTTCCGCTGATCGTGTAGGTGTCTTTTTCCTGATAGACGCCATCGATATAAACGTTTGTTGCATTGATTGTGTTTGGCGATGCGCCCATGCCAAAGAGTGTGGTCACGCCATCACCAGTTTGGTCTTGCACCGTCACAGCGCCAGTCACAGCAGCCGCAGGATCAACACCATACCCAACAGGACTGTAGATCACCAAGGCGTTGTTCTTATCGCGGATAGTCACTGAGAAGTTCACATCAGCATAGATCAGCGCAGGGGAGCCGTTTCGCATGACATAGCCGTTTGACGTGCGCAGAGGCTGTGCCGCAGGCTGCGTAAACGCGCTGTCGTAATAAACCTGGATCGGGTTTGTTTCGGGGTTTTTGTTGACCTCGCCGAAATACAGATACCCATTATCAAGGGGATCACCGCTTTTGTCGGTGAAGATAGGATACGGTGGTGCAAGTTGCGTAAGTGCCATTATTGTTTCCCCTTGCTATGCAAGTCTTTTATCATAAAAACGGGTGCTTTGGATAGGTTCATTGTTGCGCCTCCGCAGTTCCCCATCCGTATGCAGCCGCAGCCGCTGGAGATGTAAGAGCCTTTGCAATGATCCGCGCCTGTGTTTGGTTCAGTGCGTCACCCGCCATAGCGCGCTCGACCAGCTTCAGCGCGTCTTTTGCCTGCTGCCCACGAAGCCCAACAAGAGCCTCTGCAATTTCATCATAGATACCCATCTGGCGCAGCGTGCGTGCTTCTGGCGTTGTTCCAGTCACGACTTGAGATACACGCTTGGTTGCGTTCAAAGGCTCACCCGCCATGAGGGTGCTTAGTGCGCCTGGGGCTGTGATGTCTTCAACGGCACCAGAGATTGCCTGACGCTGCTGTGTGGCGCTGTTGCGAGCAACAGCAGCGCGCAGTTCCAGAGACACAACCGCTTCATCAAGTTCATCATAGAGGCGCGCCGCATCGTCCTTGCCAAGAAGCAGTGTCATCTTATCGCGCATGGATCTGCTGCGAAGATTATTGGCCAGCTTTTGAAACTCGCGGATCTCAACATTTGGATCGGACGCAACAGCGTTGACGCGAGCCAAGGTGTCATCGATCGCGCTGCGCAAGCCAGCTTTTGCAGCATCGCGCTCCGCTTTGCTTGCACCTTTCAGCGCATCACTCACAGCCTCACGCGTTGTCCCAGGCTTCAGAATGTCCGCACCAACTTCAACAGCGCGGGATCTGCTAATAGCATCTGACGCCACATCAAGCGCTTCGCCGTATTCTGGCACCTCACGCTTCAACACATCACGAATTTGGCGCTGCAAGTTTTGCGTAGCACGACCAAGCTGAGTTGTTCCGCCAAGTTTGCCAGCAGCGTTTTGCTGTTCTGCAACGTCACCCAATGCGCGAGTGATGTAATCAAGCTGGCGAACATCAGGCATGGTTTGAAATACCACGTTTCCGTCTTCACCAACGCGCGCCATAACCTGTGCGCTCTGCACACCCTCAAGGCGCATCAGTTCGTTTGCACGGTTGACCGCTGACTGAGGAACGCGGCCAAGGATGTTTTCCAAGAAACGGCCACGGCCAGATGCGTAGTTGATCGGCTGGGCATAGGCCACACGATACGCACGGTTGCGAGCCTCTTGCGTTCCCTGACGAATGCCACGCTGCGTTGTCCCTACACCTTCTGGTGCGCCAAGGATGTCATCCATGACAACATTCATGCGAGCGCCAGCTTCCTCTGCGCGGCCTGTAATGGCCTCTCCTGCGGTTCTTGGTGCTGCGCCACCCGATGTGACCGAAACGTCAAGAAGGCGCTGTGTGGCTGGTCCAGCGTCCGCAAGCATCGAAGATGAACCTGCGCGCTCCAATGCGACTGAAGCAGCAGCCAAGTCATCATTCTCAAGCGCTGTGCGAACGACCTTTGCAGCGTCCGTAGAAATGCCCAGTGTCTTTGAAATCTGGCCAACTGATCGGCCCTTGATGTTTTCGAACGCTGATCGAATGCCAGCAGATACCGCAGGAATGGCAACACCAGTGCCACCACCTAATGCCGCTCCAAGTGCAGCGCCTCGAGCAGTCTCAGCCCCACGCGTTCCCTCTTCGCCACGACCAAAGCCAGACACAGCGCCCTCAATAGCACCAGCGCCAACGCCAACAGCGCCACCACGAAGCATCTGACCGCCAAGTGATGTTGCACCACCAACGAAACCGCCTACAGCCGCAGGGGTTGCAGCGACAAGCGCAGGCGTTGCAGCCAATGCACCAGCAACCTCAAGAGCCGCAGCCTGACCTGGGCGGCGCTCTCGAACCGCCTCAACAGATTGGCGCATAGCTTCAGCCGCCTGCGGATCAAACATGCCAACAGCTTCGTCGCTGTAAGAGCCAACAAACGGAACGCCTTGAAGCGCTGTAGCTGCGCGTGAAGCAACAGGACGTTGTTCAATAATCTGTTCCTGCATACGGCCACGCTGCGTTTCAGCAGGTGTGATGCCTTCCATCATGCCAGAAACAATTTCTTGATCTTGCGTTACATAGCCAGGTGAAACAAAGGCGCTCTCACCCGTCTGTGGGTTCTGTATGATTTGACCATCATTGTAATCCGCGACGAAATCAGTGAAGCCAGAACTCCGAAGTTGCTCCATAGCGCTGGGTCTGCCTTCAGGCGCTTGTTCGCGGCGTGCCATAGTTTCTTGCTTGGCAACGCGTTCAATAACGTCTTGGCTGGTTCCCTCTGGAAACTCAAGAATTGTTCCGTCGAAAAGTTCAATCTCAATCATGGAATAAGGTTCCCGTCTGCATCAAAGCGCAACCGTGGTGCCGAACTTGTGGCTGTTGTTTCAGGAGCAAGACCAGTGGCGCGTTCCACTGCCAGCATTTGCTCAGGTGACATGCCGGCCTGCAAAGCTGCTACTGCGCGCTTACGGGCTGCTGCGCGTGATTTCAGAACTTCTTGGCTGTCGCCAGGCTGCGGAAGGTAAACTCTGCCGTATTCCACCTGTTCTGCCTCAGTGATAGCTGCGCCTGTATCTTTACGCAGGATCGCCTGCAAGAACTCTGTCCCAGCGCGCTGTGCAACTTGGTAATCAGGATCTTGATAATCACGCCCAAAACCAAGAGGAACAATTTCCAAAAGGCGCTCACCTCTGCTTGTTAGCTTATTTGCAACGGGATCAAATTCGTCCAAAGCACCCTGCGCTCTTGTAGCATAAACAACGTCTTTGCTTTGACCCTCTGTAAACGGCTTCGAGGTAACACCTGGACCCTGAACAATTCTAGTTGTTCCGTCTGGTGCAGTTTCAATCGTCATACCGCTTGGAGGCTGGATTGGATAAAAGCGCCCAGAACTTGTGTCTATCTGACCTGCCGTTGCACCATACTGCGCAGCCTCTTCAGAAGTTGCAGGGCGAAATCCAGAGCCAAGCGATGCACCACCAGTGCGCATGAACTCTTGGTATTCTGGCGTCCCAGGAACAAGACCGCCTTGCTCTGCGCGGAATTGCAACTCTCGAACTTCAGCGGGTTGATCTGGCGCTTTGCCACCAACAGCTAAGTCATGAAACTTGTCAAAGTCATCAACCGGCATTGTTGAGACCAAAGGCATAAGAGCCTCTGTCAACAAACCCTCTGGGCTTGTTTCAAGCATCTGAAGCTGTGATTGATATGCTGCTGCCCCAGCCTCATCGCCGGAAGCATTTGCAGCGTCTAATCTCTCCTGAATGAGACCCTGAGCAACATCTTTATTGCCACGACCAAGCGCAAAAGAAAGCTGCTGAAAATAACGCTGTTCATTGTTACGGCGCTCTTCAGTGAAACTATTGGCAACGGATTGGAAGCGCTCTGCAACTCCAGGAAACTCAACTATTGCACGGCGCAAGTCCGAAGCTGTTGCTGTGCCAGCTTCTAGACTTTCCAAATATTCAAGCAGTGCTTGTTGGCCGCGAGCCGCTTGCTCACGTTGCGCTTGAGCCTGTGCTGCTGCCGCCTGCTGCTGTTGAATGGCTCTGGCACGATCTTCTTTCGCCATTGCAAAAGTTTCTTGCGCACGACCCTCTTGGCTCTGAGCCAGTTCACGTCCCTGACGCGCAGTCAGAAGACCCTCGCCAAACTTCAAGCCCTGCATATAACCCTCAATCGGGTTCAAGACGTTCATTGAGTAATTGATAGGACTAACCATTAGAACGGCCTCATTTGCGGTCTAAGAGATGTCGTTGGTGCCAAGGATGAACCTCCGCCACCAAACGGATTAGGGAATGCGCCAGAAGCAACGCCACCAGCGTATTGACCAATGCTGCCGATGACATTTCCAAACGCCTGACCTGAAGCCAGTGCAGATCCAGCCGCAGCAGCACCTTGTTGCCCATAAAGGTTTGCAATGTTTTGACCTGTTTGCATTCCAGCGGTTCCAACACCAGCGGCAGATTGCTGACCAAGGCTCGTAATGCCGCCAAGCCGTGAATATTGTTGGTTAATTAGGCTGGACAGAACCTGTGGACGGAACTGAGCCAGTGCCGCCTGTGTGTTTCCACCTCGCAAACCACCTGTGGCTGCTGCGCTTTGCAGCATCGCCTCTTCACCGGCACCAACAAGAGACTGGTATTCAGCGCCCTGCTCGATGCCAGAAATAGCTTCGCGCTGCGCCTCGACACCAGACATACCGCCCAAAGCCAACTGCTGAATAAGACTTGCATCACCAGCTTCAACGTATGGAGAAAGAAGTTCTTGAACCCGATCAAACTGGCGGCGCTGCTCCGCAATACCCATATCCGCAGCTTGCGTCTGTGCCGCCGCAGCCCTTTTAGATGCTTTGTTCTGGACAACACCGCCTACAACGGCAGATCCGATTACTGCTGTGGCCATCATTGACATGAGACAAGCCCTCCAAGGTGTTTGCGAACAGCATCGCTTATCGCAGCTTCATTCTTTTTCTCTTCTTGCTTGCGCTTCCAAGCATCTGTCTTGTCAACGAACATATCCTCAATTTTTTCTGGATCTGTTTCGTCAGTTGCAAAAACATTCTGCCATACAACATCTTCGATTGCATATCCAAGCTTCCTGCCAGGGTCACTGACAAAAATATATGGACCTTCGATGACGCGAACTTCATCGTTGATGACAACTGCGGCTTTGCCTTTAAGCAGAATGTTCATCGTCTGCTCTTTGTGCTTGTGGCTCAGAACCAAGGAACCAGCAGGGACAAAAAGCTCACGAATGCACACGCCAGGGCCAAAGTAATGCTGGACAGGGCATTCAGCCTGATCTTGAGACAAAAGATATTGCTCGACAAGATCCAAGTCGATTGGAGCAAAATCTTCATTTCTCTCGATTATGTGCAATGGGCCATCCTCTTGGGAAACCGCCTGCTGGTTGGCCATCATCTCAGCACCTGAATTATCGCAGAAATCAGTGTTTAGGGCAAGATCATTCATTTTAACTGAAACCTTTGCGCAATTTCGTATGGATTATACAAATCTGTTGGCTGAACTTGCTCCCTCTGCATCGCATAGAGATCGGCCAGAGCATCTCTTGGCTCATAGCCTCGCGCAAACTCCTCTTCCTCTTGTGGGCCTGCTTGGGGCCGACCTTCAAGAACTCTTGTGTCAGAATATCCGCCCATGATTTTGTTCACATAGTTCTGCGTTTCCTCAAATGGAGGAATGCCGCCATACTTACTGACATTGCCTGGGCCAGCGTTGTAAGCAGCCAGTGCTAAAGACGTATCTCCGAACTTATCAATCTGTTGACGCAAGTATCTTGCGCCGCCACGAAGGTTTTGGACAGGATCTGTCGGATCAACGCCCAAGTCAGCCGCAGTCCCTGGCATAAGTTGCGCCAAGCCATAAGCACCAGCGGAAGAAACGGCATTGGGATTAAAGGAGCTTTCGGCAGAAATTAAGCGCATGAAAAGATCTGGATCGACACCTTCCTCTAAGGCGATGCGATATGCTGTATCACGATAATCCATCAGTCATCCTCTTCCCAAGCCTGACAGGAGCGCAGGTTGTGGCAGACGAATTCGAACTTCTTGCAGTAGCCACGGCCACCAGCATCTGTGTCGTAATCATCCAGAGGAATGGCTTCCATCATAGCCTGTTTCATTGGGCCATTGCAGAAATACTCGCAGTTTGAGCAGAGGCGGCGGCGTGCTTCTTTTTCATCGCAGCCCAGCGCCTTGCCAAGATCCTTCCAGTATTCCTTGTTCGCCTTAGGATCGATCGACGGGTTCTCTGGCCCAAGACGCCACTCTTCAATGACCATCTTGCGGTTCTTCTTGTTCTCAGATGTCGAAACAATCTTCATCTTTGGAAGTCCGAACTCAATCATCATTTCATCCATGTCGATCTCCTTAAAGCGTAATCTCGCGCCCTGAAGCACGAATGGTCAATGTTGTCGCTGCGCTCGCAGTCGTGGAAATATAATCAGCCTCAAGCAGAACGTGGCCGATCAACTCTGGGCAGGTGTATGTCTCCCCAGAAGCGATGTTGCGAGCATTCACGATGCGGTTCGAAGCATCAGCCGTGCCAAGGTTCGTCACCACGTTGACTGTAATGGTTGCGTCAGATGCGCCGTTGTTGGTGACTGTGAACTTGTCCACAATCGCATTCACACCGTCAGCGGTATATTGCACGGTGTTTGTGGCTTCAGCCAGCTTGGGTTCGATCAGAACTGTTGGTGTAATTGTCATTGCTGCACCTGCGTTACTGTAAGGATTATGGCTGGCGCTGCTGGGGCGAATGCCGTGGAAGCAACGCTGTCAACCGTGACGTTTGTATCATTTGCCGCATATGCCATTTCAATGTAGTCAGACGCTTCCAGAGAAATGATTTCTGTCAACGCAACAGTGACATAACCGTTGCTAACATCGCTGGTCACGATCCGTGTTGTGTTGGGAACATCCGTGCCGTTTTTCTTGAACCAGACGTAAACATCTTTTTTGGATGAATTGCCGCTGCTGATCTGAACGCGTGCCTCCAACTGGTAAAGACCAGAGGCAGGAACAACGATCCGTGATGTGGGCGTTCCAATCGTCACACCATTGGAAATGTCAGTGTTGTCGAATGTCAGCGTGTATGCCGTGTTGATTGCAGCGGGTGTTGCGTCTGTCGTTTTGCTGAACACCCCATAATACTGCATTTGCTCGATTGTAGGGCGAACAAAAACAACACCATCAGAAGCATCAGAAACCAAACACGCTGCAATCGGGATTACATTGTCTGGCGCAGTAGGTTTCACGTTGGTAAATGCGCCAGCAACTGTCGGGGATGGGTAAAGCAGATCACCCACGCTAAAGCTGCTTGTGTCCAAGTCACGCACATAACCCCAGTTGGTGCAATATCCTTGCGTGCCAGTGTCAGGCAGATCATGCGTCATCACGCCCAAGATATACAACGAAGGCTGCGAACCGTCTGCAAGATACGGGGCGACCGAAAGCGCACCGCCAGCACCAGCACCAACAAAGCCAACGACTGTCCCATTGGGGATTGTCACGCCAGTGTTGTTTTCAACCCGTGCGTATGTTTCCAATCCCACCTGCTGAGAAACACCATACTCCATGCCGATATTGAGCGTTGCGTCATCGTCATTCCAACACAAACGGCGCTCCGTTTCTGCATGTGGTGGCAGCCGTCTGAAATCCAGATAGTCAATTGTTGCGTTATTGCGCTCATAGCTTTCCGCTTTGTTCGCAGCAACGCCAGCATCAAATGCAGCGTTCTCAATCAACACGGTCAGCGCAGCAATGTCAGCAGGTGTGTTAGTGCCTGCAACTTGGAACAAGCGCTCCATCGCCTTTGTCAGTTCTGGATCGCTCTGCGCCATCCGCGCGATTTGATTTCGTGTTGGGGTTAATGGATCTGCCATTAGAACGCCAGCGGCTCAACCCGCGCCTCCAGTGCTGCGACAGCCACATGAGCGTCTGAGGTGCCACGGAAGCGCTGCATCCGCATGTTCCGCATATGGCCCTGCTGCAACCACATCAGGCGCTTGTTGCGCTCTCCTGTCTTGCCGGCACGGATTGGCTTCTCAGCGCTCCATGTGACGCCATCGTTGGAATACTGCGTCCAGATTGTTGGATCTACGCCAAACGCTGTTGATCCCGTCAGGCTGACCAGTTCGATGTCATGGAAGATAGCGCCCTGACCATTGTTGTAGACAATCAGCGTGCCAAACTCCCAGCCGATCGTCTCGCCCCAGTGCGTTGAAATACTGTTATCCAAATAGCCGAACTGGTTTGTTGTCGGGTGGCATACGTTCCAGCGGTCGTAAGCCCATATGCAAGTGCAGGCGTTCCAGATGCCATCACCAACAAGCGTCGAAGATAGCGTGAACCAAACAGCCTGACTTGTTGCCTGAGACCCAGCACCGTCAAATACAAGCGTGTGGCGTGGCAGGTGAACGATCAGGAACGTGTGAGCCTTATCAACCCGCTCTTCCAAGAACGCTGTCGCAAGTTCTGCTTCCGTGTATTCCTGCAAGATCTCTTCGATCTCGCGTGTGGCAATCTTCTGCGCTGAACCGTTTGCACCCATGTAGATCGATGGTGCCTCGTTAAAGCCACCACCCAAGAACGCAATGTTGTCCATGAAGACGCAGTTTGCGTGCGTGCCAACTGTTCCCTTCTGGATCTGCGCGCCAGCAATGCGCTGGAATGGAAAGCCAGTGGTCCCCACGTTGTCAAAGACTTCGATGGTGTATCTGTTCAGCGCATAGATTTCGTTCCGCAGCTTTAGCAGAGAATTGACGGGATCTGGATCGGCCTCAGATGAACCATACTTCAAAGGGTTCACAGCAAACGGGTCATCAAGATCGGTGACAACCAAGAACTCGCCATCTGTGGTCATGTAATACCCATCAACCCACACCACATCCAAGGCAGTGCCAAGATCAGGGTCTGTGACCTGCGTTAGCGTTGTCCCGTCATACAGATACAGGCGACCGCCAGAAGCAACCGCCAGATAGGTAAAGCCATAGTCAAACGTGACCCGATCGCCAGAGCCAACATCGCCAATCTCTGTAACAGTGTTATCCTGAGCAATCTCAACCAGCTTGGTTCCCATCACGCGATAGATTGATCCGTTCCAGTTGATGCCCCCACGATTGATGCCTGGGCCAGTGCCGGTCTCAACAATCCCCTCACCAGGGCGCAAATAACCCTCAGAAATCCCCGTGCCTTTTGGAACGGGGATCATGTTCTTTGGGTAGGATGTCCGAAAATTCGGTGATCCATCTGCGAATATGCCGCTGAGAATGGGGATCTGCATGTATTTATCCTACACGATACCAAGACGATGTTGCACCATCATAGCGCATTGTGAAGAAATCGTTTGCCGCCAGCGTGGTCGGTGCGCCAACTACAGTCGCGCCAGAAGACACTGTGAGCGATGTAACGATCTGTGTGCAGTTCACCGTCACGGTGTCTTTGTCAGACGCACCAGTGGGAAGCACAATGGCTCCTGCGGCGTATGTGCTGACAGGTGTGACGATCAGCCAGACGTTGCCGGTGTTTACCGTGATGCTGAAACCAGTCGCAGCAGGTGCCGCATACTGCGTGTTCTGCGTGACTGTTGTGACGTTGGCGTTCACATAGTCCATCAGGGTTGTGATCGATGCCTTGCGGCTGTCACCGTTGTTTGTGGCCCAGACAGCAAGCTGATCGCCGCCCTGCACTGAACTCACAGATGAAAGTTGGTTAATGTTTGCCATGTCTTACTCCAGATCAAGGATACCGTCAGAACCAACGGTAAGAGGGTCTTGCGGTTCACGCAGGAACGGGTTGTTGTAATAACGCCAGCCTTTGTTGCCAGCACCAGCAGGGATTGTCTCGTTGCCAAGCTGCATCTCAACAGGCAGTGCAGAGTTTGCAACCACCTCGTTATATGCGCGCTTTGCAGAGGATCTTGTATCAGGGCTGACAGTTTTGCCAAAGCCAGCAGAGATGCGAATGGCTAGGTTGAGATACATGGCTTCGATCGCACTGTCAGGCACGCCAATCTCTTGATCCAAGTCGCTGTCAGCAGGCGAAGAAGGCAACGGATACCCAAGGCGAATACCTTTGGCGTTCCACGTTGCCATCATGCTATCTAAGCGCCGCAATGCGCTCTCAAGCTGCTGCGGCTGCAAGTCAAAGACATACGAAGCAAGACCGATTTCTTCGAATGCCTGTTCGACAATATCACGCTTCGTATATGCCATCGCTTATTCCTCTTTGGCTTTCGCCACACGTTTCTTTGCAGGCTTTTTCGCAGGCTTCTTGGCTTCGTCTGTAGATTTAGCCCAGCCCTCTTTCACCTTGGCTGCAACGTCACCTTCATCAACAACAATGTAATCAAACATGTCGCCGTGCATCTTGTGCTTACCTGGGTGTTTATAAAGCATCACGCTCATTTCCGTCTCCTTTTTGGTGCTTTGGATGGTTTTCCAGCACGTTCAGCCGCTTTTCGCGCCGTGCTGAGTGCAATGGCCGTTGACTGCGCGCGGGTCTTACCTGAACGCATCTCTGTCTTGATATTCTCGCCGATCGACTTTCGGCTGTATCCTTTTTTCAACGGCATAGCACTGTCCCTATTAAGGAAGGGTGGGACCGAAGCCCCACCCCAAGATCATTAAGTCTGCGAGAACAGCATGATGCCAGCCATTTCAGGCTGAACCATCGCCACACCAAACAGTGTATCCCAACGATACTTTGTTTTCTGTGTGTTGATGTCGAACTGTTTCTGCATGACAAGCTCAACGCCCTGATCTGTTGTGGCGCGCATGATGTCCGCACCTGCGTCTGTTGGAACAGCCAACGAAGCAGGAAGCAGTTCAATCGCGTCACGGTGCCAGAAGCAGTTCACTGGTGCGTCAGCAATGTTCAGGAATGTGATCGCCGCGCCATTCGCAGGCGTTGCAGTCACGTTCTTGTATTGCAGTTCAGCATCGGTAGGCGAGCTGTCAGCGGCAACGATTGCTGGGCTGATCGTCACAACGCCAGCACCACCTGCACCAGAAACGATGCCGACAATGCGGAACGTTTTTAGTTGGCCAGTGTCTTGCTTGGTGATGTGGTGAACAGCGTTTACGCCTGCGATAGTGAACGCATCTCCAACTTTGACTGTGCCAGAGGAAACACCGATGGTGAGGCTCTGTGTGCGGTTGTCCACGTTTGCAGTCTCGCCAGTTGATGCTGTCGAAGTTGCCGCAGGAACGTGACGCTGGTTTGCACCGTTGACTGTGACTGTTACGCCAGCAGCCGCTGTGAGACGGTTTGCGTAGTCCATTTTGAAGGTCTGGAAGCCAGCAACTTCACCAACATACGAACGACGATAGGCTTCGGTCGGGATGTTGTTCATGGTTTCGCGTGCCGCCAGATCAGACGCCATGCCGTTATAGTCACGGCTGGAAAGCGCGAAGTTGCGACCGTCCATCATGACGCCTTGCTCGTTCATCAGCGCATCAGCTTCAGCAACGTCAGCGTAACCGCCAGCAGCAGTGCTGCGTGCAGCAACGATTGTGCCTTGGTTTGATGCAACAGACAAAACAGCCACGTTGATGTCAGATGCCAGCTTCTGTGCCGCAGAAGAACCAAGACGGTTCTCTTGCAACTGGTCGCGCATCTCTTTGGCTGTCAGGAGCGCCGTGCTGTGCTTCTGGTAGCCAATAGTTGCAGGAACAGCCAACTGTGTGTTGTCAGCGAAGTTAGAAGTTGCATCGGAACCGTCATAAGACTGAGCGATGTAAGGCATTGGACGCCAAATGGTGTCGCTTGAACGCTCCATTTGCTGACCATTGGTGCTGTATTTGTTGACAAGCGACGAAAGCACAAGTGCATCGTTGAAGCCTGCCAGGATGTCTTCGAACGCTACGCGTTCTTCTTTGGAAAATGCGTTTGCCATTTTCTACTCCATAAAGTTTAAGCTGATCGCTTCTGCTTCTTATAGCTGAAAACCTTAGAATAGTCTCCAGTTCTTTCCGCTTCCGCTCTCAGACGTTCAAGGGTGTTGTCAACCGATCCAGAAGGGCGACCTGTGCCGCTGATCTTCTTTTCTGGCTTAGATTGTGCCTTACGTTTTGTGACTTTCAAATTGGTCTCCAATTTTGCCACCGCAAAGGCGAACTTTACGGGATCTGTAATTGACGAAATTTCCTTCGCTTTCTTCGGGTTCTTGCCAAGAGCATAAACGACCAAGGCAGGGTTTTCCGCACCTTGAACAATCATGCCTTGCTGCATAACGCTAAGAGTATCTTGCACCACATCTTCGGCATGCTCATAGTCTCTGACTTTTAAGCCTGCCTTAGAAGAGTGATAACTCTCCAACTTGCTTTCCCATTCCTTCTGCACAGCTTTTTGCTCTGCTTGGACTGAGGCTTGTTGTTCGTCATGCTGGCGCTTCTTTTCATACCACGCAGCAAGTTCCGTCTCATATCGCTCGGTGTCGTAATCCGTGCCTTCGAGTGTGGGCTTTTGGCCAAGAGGTTGACGCGCAGGCGCTTGCCCTTGCTCCATTCTCTCCAGCTTCTGTTCCAACTCTTTAGCGCGGCGCTTTTCCTCACGATACTGCTTGCGAAGGTCACGAACCCATTCAGGAGCGCGTGCTTCTTCTTCGTCTTCTGGGTCAGGCGCTTCCCCATCAATAACGACCATAACATCGGCTTCATCTTCAGCTTCGGCCTCAGTAGGTTCGCCCTCTTCAAAGTCATCATCCAGTTCAGCTTCTTCAGCCTCACCTTCATCAATGTCTTCGTCAAGTTCAGCCTCTGGCTCCTCAACTTCAGTTTCATCAAGTTCGATGTGTTCGTCTATTTCTGCCTTATTAAGTTCCATTAGATCCTCGTTCAATTCTCACCCATCATTATGTGCGTCTGGGTGGCTGACGCATTCCTGGCCCAGTAACTACGTTCTGTAGCTTCTGGGCTGTGTCTACTACGTTCGAGCGCTCTTTTTGCTCAATGCCTGCGAGCGTCTCGATCGTCTTGGCGCGCGTCTCTTCTGTTCGCGCCGCCGTGTATTCTGTATCGGCCATTGCCTTCTGTGCCTGAGCCTGAGACTTCGCAGCCTCCGCTTCAAGATACATAGACTGCGGATCTGGCTGGCTTTGAAGCTGCTGAAGTTCCGCCATCAGTTCTTCGTTCTCTTGATCTGTTGGCTCAACAACGCCCATGCGGATCAGCTTCTTGCGGAAGTATCCACGCACCTCACCAATGCCCTCGCCCTCCATGTTCATCATGGCCATAGAGCCAAGAACCTGCTGCGTCTCTGGGTCAGTTGCCAACTGCATCATGCCCATCAGCGAGCGAACAGTTGCGGCACGCTTAGAAGACGATGACGGGCCAACCTCAACAGAAACGTCAAACTTGGCTTGGCTTAAATCGTTCTCATATTCGACTTCGCCTGTCTCTTGGTTCAGAACAGGCTTGCCAAGTTCAATGCGGTGCAGTTCGCCCTGTGAGCCCATGCCCTTCATCTTTCGACCAGGCTCAACCATGATTTCGCGGGACATAGACAGCCAGATTTCACCAGCGCGCTTGATCGCCTTGGCCATGTTGCTCATGTAGATGAACGACTGCATGTCCAAGCGGTTTTGGATCAACTCAACAGCTTTGCCGGAAATGTTGCTGGTGATCTCTTCGCCGGCCTCTTGGTTGCCCAGAAGATCAGAGATGTCTTGCTCTGTAATTTGCAACAGACCAGCCAGCGCAGGCGGAACTTGTGGCGGCTTGGTGTAACCAATCGGACCAGCCATGACTTCTTGCCCATTGGCGTCAGTCACTGTGTTCAGCAGAAGATATGGATAGTTCTTCAGGTTGTCTTCTGCCCACATCATTTCAAAGCCAGCAACTTGCTCTGGTGTGAACATTGGCTTTTCTACTGTGGAAAGCGCAGAGATTTCGCCCAGCTTGGAAAGCTGCATGTTCTTCAGGCGCTGTGCATCCTTGGCCATGCGAACGTGGCCCATGCAGCGCTCTACGTTATCAATGAACCAGCGCTTGCCATAGACAGGAACGATCGGGATTTCCGTGCCTGCGATGTAGCCAGCATCATCCAAGATGCCAGATCCAGACATGATGTATTTGCGAACCTTGCGGCGCTTAACGCGCTTCTGGCGAACCTCGATCGTGCCAATGGCCTCAAGTGTTTCCTCAAGGTTTTCATCCTGATCGAAGTCGGTCTCGCTGTAGCGCTCTTCTTCACCATCGATGGTCTGGAAGATGCGGATCAGTTCAGAGGCTTCTTCGACGCGGTAGACCTCCGCAACATAAACCATGTCAGGCGTTGCCCAATCAAATTCATATTGGTGGATCTCTTTCGGCCACGAAGCTGGGTCATCGTCATACTCAGAAATGTAAGCATCGCGCGTCATGGCTGTCAGAACGTAGCACAGGCGTGCATCCGACTTGTCTTGGCGCTTGGCGTCCATATCGAAGAACACGGTGCTGTCAGCGTCATAGATCGGCTCTATGCGGATGCGCTGATTGTCGTTGTCTTCGTCGTATTCGTCTTCGTAAACAGAGCGCAGGCGGAACGCACCAAAGCCACCACCAACAGCTTCCTCAAACGCGTTGTCATACGCTTCATCTGCGGCGCTGTCTTCTTCGTCTGCACGGAACAAAGCATCGCAAGTATCGGCCAGCTTATCGTCTTCGTCGCCATCCTTGCTGACAAAATCAACAGTGATGCGGTTGTTGCGGTATTCGTTGATGATCCGCATGACGCTCAGATGGATCTTGTTGACCTCAAAGCGCGGCTTGTTGTTGAACTGTTCTGCAAGGTTGCCTTCCCACTGCGCACCAGCAATGGAGTAAAAGCGACGATCCTCAAGGCACTGCAAACGCTCTTCGCGCATTGATCCTTGGATGCTGTCAAACTCCAGAAGCGCTTCTTCGTGGACATTTGCCAGACGTTCTTTTTTGGTCATTCTTGCCACGACATAGCCTCGCAATAAAATTTGCCTGCATTATAAGATAGATTGACAGAAAAAACAATCACCGTGCAATAGGCATAACATTCGCTATTGGCTTGGCCTTTGCCTTCTTCTGACCATTGGCCCTTCGAGAACCTTCGCAGGCGTATCGCAGAGCGTCAATAACGTGATTGTCTTTGTCTTCCAAGACGGGAAGAACAGCACCAGTGTCCCTGTCTGTCTTGTAGCTGTAAAGCGTCAGTTCATCAATCGTGTGTTTGCAGCGCGGGTGAACGATGATGTCAAACGACTTGAGCCATTCGACGCCTTCCTCGACAGACTTCGGCCCCTTGATTGCCGGTTGGATCTTCGGGAAACCGTTCTTGCGCATATGGCTGATGGTCTCAGGGCGCGCGCTGTCAGCCACCATAGGCCATTTCTCAGCCTCTGGGATGGACATAATCAGCGATGGGGTGTCAACAATCTCACAGCCCACCTGATAAGCCTCATAATCAATATACAGCTTGCGGCCAACGATGTGGCTACGAATAGCAACTGTCGGGTCTGTCGCAAAGCCCCAGTCAGCGCCAAGCCGGTGGATCGCGTCCGGTGGTGTCTCAAAGTCTTCAACCGTCCAGTTTTTAAACACCCGCGTTTCGCTGTTGCGAACATACTCGCCCTTCCAGACGTGCATGTATTTGTCTGGATCTCGGCGCTTGTCGTATTCCATTTCTTCGCGCAGAACGTCAGGGAACCACGGGTTGTCTTCGAAGTTTACCTCAACAACCTTGCTTTTCTCTGGAATGTCTGGACCACGCAGCAATCCCTCGATCGGATCGGTGTCGTAACGCGGGTTCCATGTGAACCATAGCTGCGAACCTGGTTTACGAATGGTCGGGCGCAAGATGTCCAGCGAGAACTGGCTCAGGCTCTGCGCTTCCTCAACCCAGGCAATGTCATAACCTTCAAGCGACTTGATGCTGTCTGCTGTGTGGTTCTGCAAGCCTTGGAAGATTATGATGCCGCCATGAACGGATCTAATCTGGAATTCTTTGATCGCGAACATGTGCGCAACGCCAAGTTCTTCGATCTTGTTTTCCAGCAGCTTCTTGACCGACTGATCCAGAGACTTCTGCACCTCACGAACGCACACAGCGTCCACACGCTCCATGATGCTGCGCTCGATCAGCATCTCCGCAAACATGTGAGACTTGCCAGAGCCACGACCGCCATGCGCGCCAAGGTAGCGTGCATCTGGGTCACTCAGTATCGGGAGCGCCCAGCGCGGTGTTTTGATCTGGAGGTTCATATTTCGTTAGACGTTTCTTCTTGTGCGGCAATCCCTGTGACAGCAACAGGACCAACAATGCCATACTTCTTCATGATGTTAATCAGCTTATCGTCGAAAATGACGTAATTGCTTGGACCGCCAGCAGACGGGTCTCTTGCTGTCGGACCTTGATCCGCTTTGTATGTGATGCCCTTCAATCCGTTCTTAGCAAGCAACTCTTCACCAGCGCCATCAGATCCACGGATGTCAGACCAAGTGTTCAAGAAGCGGTTCACGGAAAAGTCATCAAGAAGTATCTTCTTGGCCGCATCAAGCGCCGCTGCTTCATCTCCGTTGTATGGCGCATCGAAAACATCGACACCCAAGTTCACTGCATCGTCCAAAGTGATTTCATCAGCAGTCTTCAGAATGGCGCGCTGGGCTGCTGGCGTCTGCTTATCAAAAGGCATGTCCCAATTCAGCAGTTCCTCTGGGGAAACATCTAGGCGAACCTGATACTTCTTGCCTTCTGCAAAGCTAACATCGTTTGGATCAATTGCCTGAAGCGCCTTCAGTTCATCATCCAAGCTGTTTCCAATCAGGTCAGTAAGTTCATCAAACATGCTGCCTGATGTTCTTTCTGCGGTTCTCTTGATCTCACCTTCAAGCGTCTTGATTGCCTTGTCTTTAGCCAGTTGGACCAGTTCGCCTTGCGGCAAGTCCTTTGTGGCCATTGTGGTGACTTTGCTTATGTTGTCCGCAATCTTATTGATAGCAGCGCTTTCATACGGCTGCACTTCTGCTGAAGGCGTATCTCCAAGATCAGAAACCTTGTTGCCTTTGTATGAGACTTCATAACCACGCGATAAGTCTTGGCGACCGCGAACTGATTGGCGATAAAACTCAGCAATGTCTTCACTGTCTGTAAAGTAAAGACCGCGACCGAATACCTGCGCTTGCTCTCCAGTGCCGATCTTACTCAGTTCAAACCTGTCAAAGTCTGCACCAGACCCATGAAACGCGATGATGCCACGTCTTTCATCTGTCGGAGCCTCAACCTGCTTTGGTTCCATTCGCGCCTGCATCTCTGGCGAGATCATGTTCACGGAAGACATTTCGTCAATCTCAGCAAAAACATCTTCGAGTGTAGCATCTGGATTATTTGGTGGCCTGCGACCAAGACGATAAGCAGTTGTTGCAGCAGCCTTCGATGACACCTGACCACCCATCATTGGGAAGTCCTGCATAACTTTATCCTGTAGGCTTTGACCAATGCCCTGACCACGGAACTCTTCTGGCACCTCAAGTTCCAGAACAGATGCACTGCCATCGGGTCGCACAACAACTTCCATTGTGCCGCCGCTTGCTGGATCAGTATAGCGCACACGCTCAGTCCCTTGACCGAAAATGCCTGAAGCATCTTTGCGCGTTACATCAAACGATCGATCGCCAACAACATCAGCACCAACGCCTTGTGCCATTGCTGGATCACCACGGCCAAGCAGGAAGTCAGCATCAAAGTCACGGATGCCACGCAGCGTGCCGATAGCGTCAGCCATATAGGGGCTGCTGTAAACCTCACGGGCGAGAACGCCTGCGCCTTCAGCAATCGGTCGCGTCAGTGGGAAAGCCTCTGCAACGCCAAGACCGGCCTCTGCCGCACCCAAGCCCATCTTGAGATAATCACCCTCTTGATAGCCCTCGACAGCGGTTCCTCCGCCTTCCTCGACGCCAAACACTGCGCCCAGAGGCGTGAGATCTGCCAAGCCAAGACCATCAAGGATGTTCTGAGATGTCGGGCTTGTGTCGCCCATGATGTCGCGCGCGTATCGTCCAGCGAGATATGGATCTAGGCCAAGCTGGTTAATCAGTGCATCTTGAACGCGCTGCGTGGACGTTTCGCGCATGGTGTAATCTGGCGCCTGAAGTGTGCCGTATGTTTGCTCTGCCTGCGCGATGTCTTCAGGCGTCAGCCTTGAAGCTGTTCTTGGAATGCGGCTGGATGGCTGGAACGTGCCGCGATATTTGGCAATTTCGTCTGGCGTGAAACCAGCAGCGAGAAAATCATCATCGATCAGACCTGGTATTGATCGATCGTATTCTGCTAATTCAGCCAGTCTGTCCATTATGCTTCCTTTGGATCTACAATCGTGCGCTCAATCTTCTGAACAATCGGCCCACCACCAGGTCCAGATACTTCGTTTTCAATCTTATCAGAATATCCGTGCTTGGTCAGCATCATCTTGGTGATTGGCGCATTGAAGGCGTTCAGCAAGCCATTCCGAATTAGAACTCGCTCTTGTTTTTGCAGCAATTCCTCTAAGATGTCACTAAATTCTGCGTTTTCAGGGTGCTTCACCCAATCATAAATCGTCTTTCTGGTGGTCCCTATGACTGACGCCAATCCTGCCACTGTGGGGATTGGATCATCATGCTCTAAGTGCTTCTTAATGTATTCCCGTGCTTGTTTGACCATCTTTGGGTCATAACTGCTGGGCCTTCCAACTTTCTTCTTCGCTGCCATTTTACACCTCATATCTCAGCCAAGCGGACTGGTCGCATGGCTGCAATATAAAGCAATGTTGGCATTATATCAATTACGCGCTTCAATCGGTCGATCTTCTTGATCTTGATACTTTCCGTTCCCGTATGATGCGGGTTCTTCTATGCGGTGAAAGATAGCCTGTGCGATGCCTGCGCCTGCTGGGATGCGAAGCGGTTTCCACCCGTGATAGACCAATTCAAGCGTCAGCCAGCCACGCCAGCCAGGTTCAATCACTGTGTTGAAGACAGATAGACCTTTGCGCGCCCATGTGGATTTGTCATGGACGATAGCCACCAGATCGCGCGGCATGTCGAAGCGCTCGACTGTGCTGGCTATTGCAAAGCGCTTGAACGGATGCAGCAGAACCGATTGCTTGATGCGCAGATCATATCCTGCTTCTGACATACCCCAAGAGACGCCGTGTTCGCGCAGCTTCATTGCTGACATGGGTGACAGTGGGCGGGTGTCGTATAGCTTACGTCCGTTACAGATCATCGCCTTGTCCTTCTACTTCCTCCACTAGCTCATATGTCTTTTCAAAGATGTCTGGCTTGCACGGGTAGAACTCGCCGTTAACGCCTTTGATAATCCAGTCTCCATCAGAAATCTGCATGTCGCCCTCCAGTGTTGATATAATTGGGCCGATTTCATTGCACCAACACGCACCACCCAAAAATGCAGTTACAGCATCGGGTTCGTGTGCCGTGTATTGCATTGCCTCAATCACAACAGGCTTCTTGCGGTATCTCATTCTGTTTCTCCCCTTAATCTGTTGTTCTCTTGCGCTATGACGATCAGAAGGCGCAGTGTGTCTTCGGCCAGTTCTGAGAAATGCGCCATTTCTTCGAGCGTTTGAGTTATTCGTTCAAATTCAAGCGTGATGTCGAAGTCTTCACTCATCGCGTGGTAGGCCATAGCGCTTTTCGATGTTGCTGACGGTTTCCGTTGTAACTTCCAACATGCCAGCGATCGATGCTGTTGTGAGGCCATGCTTGAGCATGTTGTTGATGACCTTGGCCCTATCTGTGAGCTTCTCAACGGTTTGCTCTTTTTTGCGGCCACCCATCTTGCCATGCTTTCTGCCAGTCTCTGGGTCATATTGAGAACTGGGTTGCTGACCTGGCGCAAGCACCATCTTGTTGATCTTCGCATCGATCTTGTTCTGCGCATCCCATGCCTTTCGATAGGCGTCTTGGTATTCATTGATCTGTTGCTGGCTCATGATCCTAATCCCTCTGGGCGCGCTTTGGGTCTGATGGATTTTGCTGGGGCGTATGTGTAATCACAGAATGCGTCTGCCTTGCCGCCCATTTCTTCGATCATGGCAATGCCTTCGTCAGTTCCGGCTATGCAGCGGATAGGCTCGATCGATATGAATTGTGTTCCCTCTGGAATGTCAGCGGTTCCCTGCGTCACAATTATTGTGACGTATGCTAGTGTCTCAATCATTTCTTTTCCTCCCAGAGTTTTTGAACTCTGTGCTTTAGTTCTTCTTGTGCGGGGTGCTTTGCTATGAAGGCGCGGCGCTGTTCGAGACTTGGCAGGCTCAGAACGTGCCGTGCAGCGCTTTCGATCATCTGACCTTTGCAGGCTTTCGTGTATGCCTGCTTGGTCTTGGTGTCGGGCAGATAGACTTCACCTGCACCGACTGGATCACCCTCGCGCCATGGCCTCAAAACGGAATGTCGTCATCGAAATCATCATTTTCAGGCGGAGCGTCATAGCCACGCTGTTCACCCTGCTGGCCACCACCTTGGAACGTCAGTTCATTTACGTTCAGCGTCAGTGATCCGCGCCCTTCGTAAACATCGACACCAACGCGGCCTGTCAGAGCCAGCTTTGTGCCTTTCTTGATGTAGTTCTCAAGGCTTTCGGCGCGCTTGCCCCAGATCGAACACGAATACCATGTGCTGTCGCGCTTGTTGCCGTTCTTGTCTTTGCCGTTGTCCACAGCCACTGAGAAACCCAGAACAGCGTCACCACCTTGTGTGCGGCGCAGAACAGCGTCTTTGCCTACGTTCCCCGCAATTATTGTAACTTGCATTGCCTTTTCCACTTCCGTTTTGCTTTTCGATAGAACTTGTCGATCATCCCGTGCTTCCGCATAAAATCGACAACGTATCGAGCTTGTTCTTCTGTTGCTGGGCCGCGATGTCCAATGTCTTGCACGCCATAGCCTTCCGAAAGGTCTTTGATGATGCAGCGAACAATTTCATCATTAAGCCCAGCGCACTTCATACCATTCCAGCACCAAACCAGAGCATGATGCCGTGAATAACTGCGATCGGGAACAACAACGCCCCTGCAATCAAATATCCCCAAGCACCAGCAGCCAAGCAGGTGATGACATGCGTCAGCCATGCCAAGAATAGCGGTATTCCAATAACGTAACCCATTTTTTCCTCCGTTCATTGCCCGACCAGATTAAACCCAGATCAGGCAAAGTGCAAATTATTTTTTCATTCATGACCAAACTTTTTTACAGCGAAGCCAGCTTGGGACAAGATTTCATCAGCGCGTTCTTTGCTGATCCGCTCTCTGGGCTGCGGTGCAATCAGAGGAACGTGGCCTCTGTCGAAGCTGTTGATCGCTGCGCGTGCCACCATCAGTGGGCCAAGTTCTTTCTGGGCGCGCTCTGCGATGTCGCCTGTCATTGGCTTCTTGCGCCGATCAGGATTGTCTTTCCCGATCCACCAGCGAACAGCCTTGGCGATCGACCAAGCGGGGAAGTCTTTCAGTTCGTGATACCAATCATCTGCAATCGACTTCATCATGCCTTCGGAAATGTCTCCTTGGAAATACTGGGCAAGCAATGAAGCAATGCGACCAGTGATCCACTTCGCCGGCGCAGGCGTATAGAGTTTATTCATCGCCTCTTCGAGCGCGTCACGCTCAATCTTCGAAGCCAGCGGCGTATGAAGCAAATCCCGCCATGAGCGCGTTATGTCCTCCATTTGCTCTGGTGGGACGTGATCTGGCAAACTTCTTAGCGTTTCCAAGCCATGTCCGCCAAGCAGCGTCCCAATCTTTGAATGTTGATCCTTTGGCGTGGTGATAATTTCTGAACTGTTCTGCTTCATGGTTTGTTTCCTCCGTTGAAAAGCCCCGCTTCATTGCGTCTTCGATGTTTCGATCTGATGGCACCCAACCATCAGGCAATGAACAAGAGCGCTTTGCTTTTGGTTTTGGGTCTTCTGACCCAAATAAAGTATCTGGTTTAATATCTGGTTTACTAACTGGTATAGGTTCGCCCTTCTGGGCAGTTCCATTTGCCTTTTTGGGCAAATCGATTGGCTCTACAGGGCAATACCATTTTGTTCGATCATAACCCGCCTTGTTGAACGTCCCAGACAATATCAGGCCAGCATCTTCCAACTTGTCTAAGGCTGTTCTGATCTGCTTTGAAGTCAGGTATGGGAAAAGAGCATCGAAGGCTTTGATGCTGTTGTATGTCCAATGGCGACCATCGTGCAGGTGTTTGCCATTCGCGGCGTTCTTCTGCGTCCACCACACAATGTTCTGATAAAGAACAGCGGCATTGACGCCAACTTTCGTTGCAATCTTTGGATCGAAGCTGTGCATCGACATTTCCTTTTCTGTTGTGGAAACGTCGAACTCAAAGTATATTTGAGCCAACGCATCCTGCTTATGCGTTCTGCCTTCCTCGCGTCCGCCTATATGCGCGACTGGGCCTTACTAGGACGGGTTGAGCGCTCCAACGCTCCCCGTCCATTTATTTTACATCAGATCGTTCGATCGTCCAAGCGTTTTACCGCGCGTTGCCGTGAAACAGCACTGAGCCGATACATGCCGTTTTTCATCAGAACATCGCCATCGTCATCCATCTGGATCAGCATATCCTGCACCTCGCGCGGGTGATGACCCGTCACTTGCGACACCTCGCCGGCAGAAGCGGCCTCAACTCCAAACAAATAAATCAAAATGTCCCGCTTCATGTTTCCCTGACCTCCAAGCCCATTGCACGAGCCACTGCAACCCGCACTTCATAATCCCGTGTGGGCATACCCTTCACGTCTTCATGGATTAAAACTTCATCTTCGATGTATGTGAAATCAAATGTCAGCTTCATCTTGCGCCCCGTGCGCGTGTAAAGCGGACGATACTGGCCCATCAGTTCGACCTTAACCTGGCGCTTCAGATCGCTGATCTCGCCTGCACGCTCAAGAAGCTGCAAATCCATCCAGCGCGCAGCCTCTTTCTTGCTGTCAAACTTGATGTCGCCCACAACCGTTTTCTTCGCACCGTATTTGTTGCGCGAAGGCTTGCGGAAGAACTTAGGCTGCATTTTCATCCCCATTGCTCTGCCATTGCATCAGCAATGCCCTGATAAGTTCTAGAACGCTCTTTCCATCGATCTGGACCAGGGCTTGCAAGATGACAATCAGCACGCGCGTCCGCTGCTGTCATTGAACTGGTAGGTGTCAAAGGCGACAAACCTCGCGTCCAAAAGCATGTTCGTTTTTTAGCTGGATCACCAAACTGCCAAGGCTGCACGGTAAAATCAGGTCTACGGCCAACAATTTCTCTTGCATATTTGTGCATCACAGGGTTTTCGACAGCAACCATAGAAGAATTTGAATTCAAACACGCTAAGAAAAATTCAGCGCCATCTTTCATTTCATCCCAAAGATTGCGTTCCGCAAGCCATCTAACACCAGAGTTACAAAGGCGCGTGCATGGAGGATGAGCAATTACCAAGTCCCAAGGCTGCTTAAGAACCTCGACAACATCACCCTGAATGTGCGGTCCATCAACCTCTGTAGGCAAAAGATCGCATGACACGGCGTCATGGCCGCGCGCAATAAAAGCGTCCCTAACTCGACCACTATATTCACAAGCAACAAGAACCTTCATTTCCAAGCCTCCATAGGCACAGCACCGTCAGTCAGTTCTTCAATGCGCTTGCGAACAGCATTGTGTGGCTTCACCTTGCCAGACAGCCAGCGCGAGATCGATGCGCTATCAACGCCAAGCTGCTGCGCAAACCAGTTCTTCCTGATGCCCTGCGACTTGAACCAATCATCAAACAGCATCACTGCTTTAGTCTTATCCATGTCTTCCTCCATTTTATACTGACAGCATAACTAGAAAAAACTTTTACACAATGCAAACTTTTTCTTGCATATGCTGATCGGCGCGTTTAAAAGTTAATTACTGACGGAGGAAAACAGATGTTTAAATGGAAAGAGCAAAACGGGAAGATCGTCGCAAACCGCGCATGGATCATGACCGAAGCCTGGGCGATCGTAAATCGCTTCAAGAAAATGGGCCAAAGTAAGCCGATTGGAGACGCAATGAAATCTGCTTGGTTCCACGCCAAGATGGAAGTCAGCGTTCAGATCAGTGTTCGCGGACAGATGGATCAAATCAAAGAGCTTTCCAAACTGGGCGCAGATCGTCTTCGCTCAATGGCAAACGACATTGAAAACATCGATCGTCACAGCAGCGCGGACACCAAGCGTTTGTCAGACATTCGCCAAGCAATTCACTACGCGTAAGGAGGAAATCATGCGTATCAGAGACATAATCACAGACCTCATCGGGGCCATCTCAATTTTCGGGGGAGCCTATATCTTCCTAATCATCGGACATGGACTAGGATACTAAAATGAAAAGCATCGCAACATCACTCGCAGCAGCGCAGATCAACATGGGCAAAGCGCTCAAGCAATCCAACAACCCACACTTCCGCAGCAAATATGCGGATCTGGGTAGCGTCATGGATGCGTGCCTGCCTGCACTTAACGAACACGGCATTGCAGTCATCCAGCCCACTGGCGAAGACGAACAGGGCCGCTTTGTGGAAACGATCCTGATCCACGGTGAAAGCGGCGAACAGCTTTCTTGCCGCGTGCCACTGATCGTCAGCAAGAACGACATGCAAGGCTATGGCTCTGCGGTTACATATGCGCGCCGCTATGGTCTCATGGCAATGGCCGGCATTGCACCTGAAGATGACGATGGAAACGCCGCTGCAAAGGCTGCGCCAAAGCAAGAGCCACCCAAGCCGATCAGCGCTGAACAGTTCCAAGAGATGAACGATCTGATCTTTGACACCGAAACAGACGAAGTGAAGTTCTGCGCATATTGGAAGGTTGATGAACTCAACCAGATGAACGCCAAGCAAGCAGCAGACGCAATCGCCATGCTGAAGAAGAAGAAAGCACAGGCACCGAAGGAGGAAGACAATGGAACAGCGCAGTGACGAATGGTTTTCGGCACGGTTGGGATGTGTAACAGCATCCCGCACCGCCGATGTTATGGCCAAGACCAAGAGCGGATACAGCGCCAGCCGTGCGAACTACATGGCCCAGCTTATCACTGAGCGCCTGACGCAAGAAAAGGCTGACGGGTTTTCATCAGCAGCAATGCAGTGGGGAACAGAGACAGAGCCGCAGGCACGGGCCGCATACGAGCTTATGACGGGCGAAGACGTGCTTGAAGACGGTTTTGTAACCCACCCTACCATAACAGGCTTTGGTGCGTCTCCTGACGGGCTTGTGGGCGCTGACGGGCTGGTTGAGATCAAGTGTCCGAATAGCGCCACGCACATCGACACGCTGCTATCCGAAAAGGTGCCGGCGAAATACGTCACGCAGATGCAGGTGCAGATGATGTGCTGTCAGCGCGAATGGTGCGATTTCGTCAGCTTCGATCCGCGCCTACCTGGTGACATGAACTTCTGGATGCAGCGCGTATGGGCTGATGAAGAACGCCAGAAAGAAATCGAAACCGAAGTGCGCCTGTTTTTGCTTGAACTCGAAGACAAGCTGCAAAAGCTGCGCGACAAGTTTGGGGGATAAGATGCAAGTCGATCAGAACAAAATCATCGAAACCTTTGAGCGCATCGAAGAGGAAGCAGGCGGTCTATGGAACGCCATGCCTTCAATGACGCTGGACAAGACTGCGATCGAACTGGACCTGCCACGCGATCTGGTTCGTTCAGTCATGACCTCGCACTGGACGCAGCAGGGTGCAGGCTGATGCCGACCAAGATAATCAGAGAACCGCAGCATGTTGATGCACTTGCTAACATGCTGCGTGATCGAAAGTTGCCAATTACTGTGACATGGACGCAAGGCGCACCGCGATCTAAGGCGCAAAATAGGCTGGCACAAAGGTGGTTCACAGACATTGCAGTTCAGCTTGGAGATCAAACACATGAAGATGTGCGCGCAGAATGCAAATTGCGTTTTGGAGTTCCAATCTTGCGCGCGCAGAATGAAGCGTTTAAGCTGTCCTACGATCGGGTTCTGAAGCATTTGCCTTACGAACAAAAACTTGAAGCGATAAAGGCATTTGATCTTCCAGTAACTCGACTGATGAACGTCATGCAAATGACGGAATTTATGGAACAGATGCAGCTTTATTGGTCAGTTCAAGGCGTTAGATTGACTGACCCAGAGGCTCTTAAATATGAACAGGAGTTCTGCGATGGGTAAGAAAATAGCACCAAAAGGTTCAAGTGAAAAATTCTTGCGTTGTAATGTCGGTCTGCAATCTGATGAATGTTTGATTTGGCCATACAGAACAAACAACACAGGTTATGGGCTGGCAGTAATAAATGGAAAGCAAAAAACAGCATCTAGATGGATGTGCATTTTGGCTCATGGTGAACCAGTGGGACAGAAGAAACATGCTGCACACAAATGCGGAAATCCAGCATGTGTAAATCCAAATCACCTCAAGTGGAAAACTCACAAAGAAAACATGCACGACAAAAAGCGTCACGGGACAAACAACATCGGAGAACGAAACGGAAAGACAAACCTAACAGAAGATGACGTTAGATATATCAGATCAGCGCCGCCAGACTTAGCGCCACTGATGCGAAAATATAACATGTCAAAACACGGAATATCAAAAATCAGAAGTCGCCTAAGATGGGCGCATGTGGAGTAAAACCATGTTTAAACACGACGAAGAATTTGATGCGATGGGTGACAATGCCCACAAAGCAACAGCGGAGCAGATACGCGCATACATCGAACGCTTTGAGCGGCTCGAAGCTGAAAAGCAAGATTTGATGCAAGACCAGAAAGAAATTATGGCCGAAGCCAAAGGCAATGGCTTCAACGTAAAAGCACTGCGCAAGATTATTGCGGATCGGAAGCGCGATGCGGACGATCTGGCCGAAGAACAGGCTATTGTCGAACTGTATAAATCAGCACTTGGAATTTAGGAGGAAGAACAATGTGGAAATTCGTGATGCGCCCCAAGGCCAGAAAAGAATTAGCAAAGATCAATGAAGAGCGCGCGCGGACGGAGGAAGCCATCAAGCGCGCCAGACGAAATAAGCAGCGGGTCACTGACTTATACGACCATGCCAAAAAACTGACAGTCGCGGCGCATCGGTGGGAGAAATACCTGCAATGAACCTTACCGGCAAGGGGCCATTGGGTTTTAAAAAACAAAAAGAAAAAAAACAGAATAAAAAGGGACTGCCACGCATCAGCAAAAAGCGTGCGGCCTATCTTGCAAGCCCAGAACGTGAAGTTGGGAAATTGCACATGGGGCGCGTTGCACAGCTTCGCTGCCTTGTGTGCGGAACCTGGCCGGTCGAGGTTCATCATGAAGGCAAACCAAGGTCAGATATGAACTGCCTGCCACTGTGCCCAAAACATCACCGCACAGAGTTTGGACCAGGCTCATATCATTATAGCCCGAGGGCGTTTTACGCAAAGCACGGCACATCAGAAGAACTTTTGGAAAATGTCAGAAATCAGCTCAAAACACTTTAACGCCATGCCAGTGATGATACGGGGCGTCCTGTATCAGTCGCACAAAGAAGCCGCAGAAGCGCTGGGCGTATCAACAAGCGCCATCAGCCAAAGACTGCGCGTTAAGGGATCAGCAGACACCGTGGGGCTTGGCTTGTCGGGCGCTGCGATCGGCAACAAAAACCGCGCCAAAGAAATAAAGATCTGGGACATGACGTTCCCATCACGGACAAAGGCTGCGGAACTGCTTGGGATAAGCCGAAGCCAGCTTACAAAATGGACCTCGCCCAAAGCATCAAAATGGCAACAGAACCAACTGTTGATTTATGCGCTGCGCTACAAAAGAAATCGTGATAAGCGATAAGCGTGGCCACAAAGCTGGGGCGGGGTGTTTTCCTCCCACCTGATCCCGCTCCAGCGCAAAAAAAGAACCGCCGAAGCGGTCCAGTTGGGGAGGTAAATCTTGGGCGTTACCACTTTTCTTTTGACGCCCAGTAAGCCGCAGACATTTTGCCCTTGGCGATATTCTTTGCATGGCGAGCCTTGAAGGATGCACGGCGCTTTTTAGCAGCCTCACTTTCACCCTTCTTATGCGGTGATCCAGACACGCCTTGCTGTCCAAATCGGATCGTCTTCACCTTGTCGCCCTCTTTGGCCACAACAATGTGCGACTTAGTTGGATGACCAGGTGTGCGTTTGGGCTTGTTCACACCCTTCACGCCAGCGCGTTTGACCGCTGACTTGGCTTTATCTGCGGTCGAACGTGCCATTATTTCTTCTTGCCACCTTTTTTAGTGGTTTTCTTAGTTCCCATTTTCTTACCATATGGCATTACTTCTTTCCCTTCTTTGTTGGTTTCTTCGCAGTCTTCGCAGCGGCTTTGAAAGCCTTTGCAGTGGGCGCACCCTTTGTTCCAGGCTTGCGCATCTTTTCGCCTGATCCAGACGCAATGCGTTTCCGCTTGGCTTGGATGTTAGCATATAATCCAGGTTTCTTCGCCATCTTTCACCCCATAACTTCGAAATGCGGCCCATCGATAAATGGGCGGCGACCTTGTGATCTACGAAGGTCAATGTAGTCGTTCATGGCCTCTTCCATTGTGCCATCCCACTTGCGGATGTCATCGATGTGCCAAGCTGCACCCCAGCGAACAGCAACGCCAGCCATCTGAGCGCCCTCTTTCATCGCGTCAGCCAGATCGTCGTAAAGATTAAGTTCCCATGAGCCACGGCCATTGATGTAAGCCATCAGGTCAACCGCGTTTCCATCAAGGTGCTTAGACTTCATTGTCTGTGACGCGCCTTTGGCAACCAACTCTTTCTGTTGTTCGATCGTGCGCAGACCTTGGATCACCCCGAAGTCTGTCTTGGTCGCATTGATCGCAAACTTAACAACAGCAACCAGATCATCATTGACCCCGACCAAGCGGTCTAAGCTGCGGCGACTTAACTTGAAGCCACTCATTTCTTCTTCCTCTCAATGAAGCCTTCAGCAGCGCCTGCGCCAAAGTAGAAGCCCAAGATAACGATCATGGCCCAGCCGATCTGGAAGTCTTCAAGCACCTGCTGAACCTTAGCCGCATCAGCCACGCGGTCCATAAGCGTAAAGCCAAGAACCATTGCAAAGCAGCTAAGATAAACACCAGTGAACGAAAACGCGATGACACGCTGCGCCAGCTTGAACGGCGCATAGGCGTTCATGATTTCAACCTTGGCCTTAGTCTTGGCCGCAATCTCTTCTTCTGTTGAAGTGTGGAAGCTGTCGATCAGATCGATGCCAGACTTAATCACATCTCCAGAACCAAATAGTTTTCCAAGTAATCCTGACATTACCATTTCCCTTCATTTCTGCCGATAACATACAACAAAAAGCCCAATCCCGCTACACCCGCCAAAACGATCAGCGTGCCAAGCGTCCAAACGATGATCGCCTCTTTGATTTCAGCCTTGCGATACTCGTTCTTTTTGCGCTGGGCGCGAACGCGACGAAGCGTGTCTTTGTATTCCTCAAGACCCTTCTGACCATAGGTAAATCCGATGATCTGCTCGATCTCTTTCTTCATGGCCTGCATTTTTTTCTGGGCCGCGAATATCTCAATGGCTTCAGCTTCCGCTGATCCCGTCATGCTCTTCCAGATGCTTGGGTTCTTTGCTTTCTCAGCAGCGTAGTTCACATCACTGACTGCACCAGCAAACTTGCTCAGAGCGCCTGTTGCGTCCCTTCCAGCAGCCAGAAGAGACTTTGCATTGCTTACAGCACTAGCAGCAACTGAAAGCGCTGTGAGCGGATCAATCATTTTGTCATCGCATCATTGAGCAAGATGATTTCCAACCTCTGAACAGCCAACTGAAGTTCATTGGTGGTCTTGATGTTCCAGCCAATCAAACCCATGACCGCTGCAAACAGCACAGATATGATCGCCTTTTGATCCATCACTTCTTATTCTCAAATAATTTATCTATCTTCGCATCTAGCCGCTCAAGACGGTCAAGCACGCGATTTATGTCAGCATGAACCTCAACCTTGGTCACATACTCTTTGGCCATCTCTTCGCGCGTTTTGTTAATCAAAATTTGCAAGCGTTGCTGCTCAGACCAGACAAGCCGCGCAAGCCAACCAATAAGGCCCAGCGCGGCTGTCAGTCCAACATTCCAGAGGATTGTCATTTCCATTGCAATCCCTGTAAAATTAAACGCGTGGTGGCCAGACATTGTAGCCATTGATGTATGCGACAGCCGTGCCTGACGTGTAGTTGCCTGTATCAATGCCAACGCGGTAATAATTCAGGATCGGGTCATAGCCCACCTCTTCGGACGGTGCTGTGAACGTGTCCACATCGTGCCAAGTCGCGCCATCTTCGGAACGCTGAACGGTAACAGTGGCCGAGAATGTGCCGCTGATGGAGAGGTTGAAGCTGCCAACAACTTGGATCGCGTCTGACCAAGTATCTGCTGCGCCTGCTGAAACTGAAGTTTTGGGCATGATCGCCTCCTTATTTCAAAGTTACTGGACGGAACACCGATCCAAACACG